GAATCCAGTATTACTACGCAAGTATGAGTATCTGACTAATTATTGGCCCAATAATACATCGACTGCTCAGCCTTTGTATTATGCAGATACTGATTGGGATCATTTTTATTTAGCTCCTACACCAGAACAGGCTTATACCTTTGAGTTGCTTTATTATGAAAGAATCCAGCCTTTAAGTAGCACAAACCAAACAAATTGGTTGACACAGAATGCTCCAAATGCAATGTTATTTGGCACTTTATTACAGGCTGTGATGTTCTTAAAGAATGATCAGAGAACTATTTTTGAGCAGAAATATCAAGAAGCTATACAAGCACTCAAGACTGAAGATGTCTCTAGGGTTGGAGACAGACAGGCTGTGGCAGTAGATAGCTAAAAGGAAACAAAATGACAACCTATGTTAATCCCTATACTGGTCAAACAATTGATCCATCTCAAGTTGGCTATGAGAGCATAACTCTTAGTCAGACTACATTTTTACAGTGGCCCATCAATGGTACGACTGCTGGGGGTGTAGTTGCTAACATCATGGAAGTAACTGCGACCGCTAGTGGGTTGTTGTTGGTTTTACCTACTGCACTTCAGGTATCAGTTGGACAGGCATTTATTGTTAGAAACATAGGAACATCAGGAAACTATTCATTCACAGTTACTGATAGTCTTTCTAATACGATTGTCAATATACCTATATCATCATCAGGAACAAACTCTAATACTTACTATATTTATCTTACAAGCAACTCTACAACTCAAGGTACTTGGGCTAGTGTTGCGATGGGTATTGGTACATCCTCTGCGGTAGCTGGAACTCTAGCAGGTCTAGGTCTGACTGCTATCAATAATACTTTAAATGAATCTACTCCAATAGCTCAGTTTTCAGCAAGTTATCAATTCCAAACTTCTGATAGAGCATCTCTATATGTGTGGACTGGTGGGGCAGGGACTGGTACTCTACCTTTGGCATCTTCTGTGGGAGCTGGATGGTTTGTTATTGTCAAGAATGATGGTACTGGAGTTTTAACGATTGCAGCATCGGGATCAAACTACATTGACTCAGCAACTACTACATCTGTACAAGTTCAAATAGCTAGTTCAAGTGTATTTGTAACTGATGGATCAAATTGGTTTTCTTATGGTTTAGCTCAGAATAATGTATTTAATTACACACAATTATTGTTGAATGTGACTGGAGTTGGGTCTACATACAACCTAACCGCAGCTCAGGCTAAGAATGTCATCCAAGAGTACACAGGTACTTTATCTCAAAATCTATTAGTGACTGTCCCCCCAACAGTTCAGTTATATTCATTCCAAAATAAAACATCTGGGTCTTATACGCTGACATTTGGAGTTTATGGGTCTAGTGGTACAACTGTTATTGTTCCTGCGACCACAGCTATTTTGGCTATATCTGATGGTACTAATGTATACAATGCCAATTCAGCTTCAAACAGTTTTATTCAGCTTTTAACATTAGGTAGTGGTTCTGTTACTGCTCCATCTCTTACTTTCCAATCAGATACATCTACTGGACTTTATCTAGGTGCTACTGGGCAACTAGGTGCAGCGGTATCTGGCGTACAAGGATTTACTATATCTACTTCAGGAATGAAAGTTCCTGTTGGAATTAATGGTGGGTCATTCTAATGACTCAAAAAGTTGTAGTCCTTCAAACAGCCGCTGGTATCCAACGGGATGGGACTATCTTTGCCTCTCCATCTTATGTAGATGGTCAGTGGGTTAGGTTTCAATATGGCAGACCTAGAAAAATTGGAGGCTATTACGGATCATTTTTGAATGCGATGGATATCAGTAGAGGTATGATCATCCAATCTCAAAATGGTCAGAGTTGGGTTATTTCAGGTTTTGCCAATGGGCTACAACAATGGATCATTGCGAATGATCAAGCCATAGGTACTGGACCTACATCTATTTTGCCTCTTGGACCTTTAGGTAGTGTAACAATCACTAATCAAGGTGGAGCATATACCAATGGTACATATACTGGAGTTAGCATTACTCCTGCAAGTGGACTTGGAACAGGCGCAACATTTACGGTATATATCAGTAGTAACCAAATCACAACTTTAACAATTACGAATGTAGGTTCTGGGTATGAGTATTCAGATACATTCACAATATCTGCTGCATCTATTGGGGGTACTGGATCTGGGTTTATAGGTACGATTAGTTCTATATCTTATTACTCACCGAATGCAAATACTTTATGGCAATTTGATTCAGGGTATGATCCAGGTGGTACTGGTAATAACAATTTAATAGCTCACCCAGGACAAAATCTACAGTACATAGATAGTACAACCAATACAAGACCTTTAATTGGTACATTTACTGGCTCTACTCTGAGTGCAGTTGGGGTGTTTACAGCCTCTGGAACAACCACCAGTGGGTCTGCAAGTATAACTTTTGCAACAACCATAGTAGCCATAGGACCAGGTGTTTTAGTATCTGGTACGGGTATACCAGCTAACGCATATGTTGTATCAGCTACAACATCGGGAGGAGTGTGGACGGCTACTATAAGTGCCAATGCTACAGCCTCTGGAACTGTGACATTGACATTTGATAACAACATTAGTGTGTCTGGTGGTGTTGTGATGTTGTACCCATACCTTTTTGTGTATGGTAATAATGGACTGATTCAGAATTGTTCTGCTGGTAACTTTAATAATTGGACATCTGCGGACTCTAATGCAAACAATGTATCTTCTACTAAGGTTGTCAAGGGATTGCCTCTAAGGGGCGGTACAACCTCTCCATCGGGCTTATTTTGGACACTAGATTCTTTAGTGAGAGTATCTTATGCTCCACAGTCTGTGGGAACATCCACCTTGTACTGGAGATATGACATTGTCACTCAACAGACATCTATATTGAGTAGTTCATGCGTGATTGAGTATGATGGTATTTTTTACTGGGCTGGTACAGATAGATTCTTGATGTATAACGGTGTTGTACAAGAAGTTCCAAATGCACAAAATCAAAACTGGTTCTTTGATGGATTGAACATCAGCCAACGTCAAAAGGTATGGGTAAGTAAAGTACCTAGATGGGGTGAGATATGGTGGTTCTACCCAAGGGGTACAGCTACTGAATGTAATGATGCAATTATCTACAATATTCGTGAAAAAACATGGTATGACGCAGGTCTAGCTGATGGGGCTAATCGATCAGCAGGAACATTCTCTGAGGTGTTCAGAAAGCCTATATGGGCAAGTAATGTTGCTAACTCAACAAGTAATTACACCCTTTGGTCGCATGAGCAAGGAACAGATCAAGTTTATTTGAATAATGTAAATGCAATCAATTCTTATTTTGAGACAAATACTTTAGGTTCTGATAATGGGTTAGTTGGAACATCTCAGGGTGGTGATAACTTGTGGACAAGATTAGAGAGAGTTGAGCCTGACTTTGTCCAAACTGGCAATATGACAATGACTGTTACTGGTAAGGGTTATGCTGATGATACAGATCAAGTATCCACGCCTTATCCATTTACTCCTACTACCCTCAAGATAGACTTAAAAGAACAGCGTAGAGAGATGAGAATAAGATTCACAAGTAACACTCAAAATGGAAATTATTTCATGGGTAGAGTTATTCTCAATGTTGAGACTGGTGATGTACGTGGAACGGGTAATCCATGATGACTACAAAAACAGGAAAAGAAGCTCGCCAACTTGGAATGCCTCGGTATTTCACTGGAATTCTGTGTAAACGTGGACACTTGTCCGAGCGCTACGCAGTTGGCGGTCAATGTGTAGCATGTGACAACGAACGAGTTCGTCCAGATGAACAGCGAAAAAAAATAACAAAAAATTATTATGAAAACAACAAAAAAAAGTGCATTGAAACATCTTCTAAATGGCGAAAGTCATCTGGAAAAGGATATGAGTACACAAAGCGTGCTCGTGTTAAAAATCCTTCGTTAATTTATTTTTCAAATGCAAAACGACACGCTTCAAAATTGCAAAGAACGCCTAACTGGTTAAATGCTGGGCATTGGCTTGAAATTGAAAGCGTTTACAAATATTGTTCTGCATTGCGCTTGGTTGGCTTTAACTATCATGTTGACCACATCGTGCCCATGCAGGGCAAAATTGTTTCTGGCTTGCACGCTCCTTGGAATTTGCAAGTTATACTTGCCCACGAAAATATGTCTAAGGGAAATCGATTTTGATTACCTATGACCCTAGAGGGATGACATGGGACTTATGGTGTGCCTCTATGGCTCAACAGTTTGCATCTAATCAATTAGGGACTTTACCTGAAGACAGATGGAGAGATTGGGCAAGTGGTATGCAGGGAATAGGATACTTTGTACAAAATGGTGTACCTGATCCTAGAGGATATGACAATTGGCAAGACTGGGCACAGAATCTAGTTGGCATTATGAACATAGCACAAAATCAACAGAGTATTTATTAACATGGCATTAAATCAATCACAAATAGATTTATTTAACAGGACTTTACAGAATCAAGTAGCTAATATTAATAGCAACAATGATCCTGATGCCCCACAGGTGACCACTTCAAATGCTCCTCCTACAGCAGTAGTTTATGCTATGGAAACATCACAAATGTCACCATCTGATTATGCTCAGATGGCGGGTGTTGATCCATCAACTAGCCAACAAATGTATGAACAATACAATCCTACAGGGCAGTATTCAACACAAACAATCCCTGGAACACAAACCACTTGGGCATCTATTAATCAAGTACCAGGTATGTATGACTATGTCATGCAAAAATCTTCTGTAGATAGTGGCAATGATGATGGTGGTACAGTATTTGATCCCTCAAAAGCTGCACAAGCGGTTGCTACTGGAATGCAAGATCCAAATAGTATTGCAAAAGATTATTTGACCACTCAAGCTCAATTGGCAACAATGGGTCATGGAGTCAATACCCAAGCTAATTTTGAAAATGCTGTAACTTATTTGGCTCAAAATGGTGTAAGTCCTAATGACATACAGTCATTGGCTCAGGCGGGTGTAAATAATGGTATTAATACCGTTAATTACATGAATGCCAATTCAGGTGGACTTGGTGGATTTTTAGGTAAAACTTTAGATGCAGTAGCAAGTCAAATAGCAAGTCCAGAGGGCATAGCATCATTAATTGCTAATAGTTTCTATCCTGGTGCTGGTGCATTTGTTAAAACTATTGCAGATGCTGCGGGCGGTAAACAAAACCTAACCAGTGACTTGGTTGGCATGGCAATGACTCAATCTGGAACATCAGTTCCAGGCTCTTCTAGTGTTACTGGTGCTCTTTCTAACTATGTTCCGTCTAGTGTCGCACAGGATATGACCGCGGGGGCGTTAGCTACAGCGGCTAATTTAGCCCAAGGTAAATCTTTAGAAGATTCTTTATCGTCAGGCATAGCTACTGGTGTTAATGTAGGTTTAAATAATGCAGTTTCAGCAAACAGCCCTTATGCTATAACAAAAGGGCCTGCTCCAGTAACCACTATAGATACATCACAATTGCCTAGTGCTTTAAATGATATACCACCAACACCAACTAATGCACCGTTATCAGACACCTATGCATTATCAGGCACATCTGATGGATTGGGGTTAAAAGCAAGTTCAACAGATGGTTTAACAGCACCAGATTCACCAAATTTAACTGCTATGGGTGGGGGTCAAGGTTTAACTGTAGATACCTCTGGTGGCGTGTTATCACAAATGGGCGTAACTCCTCCAAATTCTCAAGTTGTAATGGGAGATCCAAACTCGTTTATCAACGATCCATCGGTTACTGGAGTAGCACAACAAACAACCGATCAACTTAGTAAGTTAGATAAAAGTGGTAACAATGTTATTACCACAACAGCAGACCCAGAAACTGGACAAGTTTCTACCACCATTACACCTGCAACATTACCAAACAATCCATTAGCAGATTCAACAGTTGGTACATCAACTTCTACAGGAGGTAAATCAACCACATCTGGATCAACCACATCTGGAGGATCAAGCCTTCCTAGTAGTGGATCGGGAACTCAAACAACTCAAGGTGGATTATCCGCACTTAATTCTGCACCATCTATGTTGGCAGGTGCTCCTGTTTATGGAACTAAATCAAACATAGAACAACCATTAACACAAATTTATTCATCTATAACTCCTGGAGAACAAAGTACTTCTCAACATAGTAGTACCCCAACACCACAGAGTCAAAGTGATATTGCAAACCAATTAACTCCTGAGTTAGTTCAACAACTGATAAATCAAAGTACTAAATTTGTAGCATCTGGAGGCTCAATAGATGACCAAATGATGGTCAAACCTATTAATACCACACCTAGGATGTTAGCAGCTGCACCAACAAATGAGTATTACAGCTCAATGGGTCAGAAACCAAATAGTAGGATTAATCCTTTAAAGTCTCTTTATGGGGGCATAGGAGCTCGTCCAACGACACCATTTATGGCTAAGGGTGGATTACCCTCAAAGTATGAAGAAGCTGCTCCTGAAGGGCATAAGCCTGAGTTTATTACTGGTTTGACTGGGTACTATGCTCAAGGAGGTGGTACAGGGCAATCTGATGATATTCCAGCGATGCTCCATCAAGGGGATTATGTAATGGATGCAGATACTGTAGCAGCCTTGGGGGATGGTTCTAGCAAGGCTGGAGCGCATACTTTAGAGAAGTTAAGAACAGAGATTCCACATCATACTCATGATCATGGAGAGCCAGTACCAGCACAGATAGCTGATGGTGAATATGTATTCCCAGCCTCATTTGTCTCATCTCTTGGAGGAGGAGATAATAAGAGGGGTGCTGAACTGCTTGATAAAATGAGAGAAGAACTAAGAAAACACAAACGATCTGCTCCAAAAAACAAGATTCCCCCTAAAGCTAAGTCACCACTTTCTTATTTAAGAAGTGTGAAAGGATAAAAATGGCAAACCTCTTACAAAGTAATCAACAAGTACAAACTACTGCACCAGATTATTACAACAATTATCTAAGCGGTATTGCTAGTCAAGGACAAAATGCGGTTAATAATGCTCAATATGTTGGGGCTCAGCCACTTCAAACTCAAGCATTTGGTGACATAGCAAGTAGTGCTGGAGCTACGCAACCTACATTCCAACAAGGTCAAAATCTACTCAATCAGGCGGGTCAGCAAAATATTACAGGCGCAGGTGCTGGATATCTACAAGCAGGTACATCTAATAACCCTTTAAATGCTTTAAGTCCATATGCACAGAATGCTATGGCATACACAGGTACTCAAGCAGGTTCTCAAGGTATTAACGCAGGAATGGGGATATCTGGTTTATCTTCTGCTAGTCCTTATTTGAATAATGCATCTAATGCAAACGCTGCTGGTGTTTCAGGTCAGTATGTTAACCAAGCAACTAACTTAAATACATTAGGTTCAGCTAATCCTTATTTGAGTCAAGCAGCGCAATCTGGCGGTATTAATTTAGCAAATCCTTATCTTCAGGCGGCAGCGACTAACAATCCTGGACAGATGGCTCAAAATTACATGAGTCCATACCTACAAAATCAAGTACAAAGTACTTATGATTTAGGTCAAAGAAACATTCAGCAAAACTTAGATCCACAAGCAACCGCAGCAGCTGTAGGTTCAGGGCAGTTCGGATCACAACGTGGAGCTCAAGTTTTAGGTCAAGTTAATGAACAGGCTCAACAAGACTTGAATAACACAATAGCAAATATGGAAGGTGCTGGTTACGGACAAGCATTAAATGCAGCAGGACAACAACAGAGTTTATTAGGACAATTGGGTAATACTGCGGGTACTTTAGGACAACAACAAGCTAATTTACTTGGAACATTAGGACAGACTGCTGGAAGTTTAACTGCTCAACAACAACAGAATTTAATTAATGCAGGTAATACTCAAGGCACATTAACCCAAAATCAAGCTAATTTAATGGGTCAGTTAGGTCAAACTGCAGGTAATTTAGCCAATACACAAGCATCCAATCTGATTACAGGTGGTACTAATCTTGGCAACCTTCAACAAGGTGCTAATACGATTGCATCTAATTTGGGATCAACTGCTGCGAATGCTCAGGCTCAACAGAACCAAGCAAACCTTACGGCAGGACAGACAGCAGGAAATCTTGCAGCGCAACAAGCAAGTGCTCTGAATCAAGCTGGACTTGGTTTAGGAACTTTAGGCACACAAGCTGGAACTCAAAACTTAGCGGATATAAATGCTTTGGCTACTCTAGGCGGTCAACAACAGACTATTGGACAAAATCAGCAGTTGTTCCCTCTTAATAACTTATCTACACTTTCAGGAATGCTTAGAGGTTACAACGTACCTACTACAACTACTACAACCGCAAATGGATCTCCATTATCTGCATTGGCATCAATTGGATCTGGTGTTACTGGTTTGTTTAGTGCTAGTGGACAAAATGGAACAGGACCAAGTTTATGGGATCAATTAACTAAACCAAATGGACCATTATCAGGATTTGTTTCAAAAGCTAGTCCAACAGGCGATAAAGTAAATACGATTGATAATGGTACTAACAATTCAAATACTACTGATCCAAACCAAGGTACCGATCCCAATAATCCACCTTAAAATAAAGTTTTATAAGGAATAAAAATGACAACAAGTAGCTTACCAAAAAATTCTAGTTCAAGTCCATTAATGTATGATGTGTTGCAAACAGACTTGTCTAAAACAAATAGAGCAGGTGTTGGTGATGTTCCAGAAATCACCAAAGCAAATCAAGAAATGTTAGATGCTAGAGATCAATTTGCAAAAGCTCTAGAAGATAGGTATGCACAACCTAATTGGTTCAAGATTGCTGCTGGGTTTGCAAAGCCACAACTTGGTGGTTTTATGGCATCCCTTGGAAGTGCTTCTGAAGCATTAGGAGAGAATGTTGAGCAACAACGTGCTATAGCTCCAACCATAGCTCAAATGAGATCAGAGACAGCGGCTCAACGTCAAGTTTTAGAACAAAAAACAAAAGCTCAAAGTCTTTTTAATGAATTGGTTGAACATCCAGAAAAAGTTAATCCAGCTGCAATAGGAAAAATTTCAAATTATGATAAAGATCTTGGAAAAATTGCTCAAGATCAATTAACCAATCAAAATACAATGTTTGGTCAATTAATGAATTCTGCAAGATTTGTTAAAGATATATCAGAATTGTATGCAAAATTTCCTCGTGATTTAATTGATAACAATCTTACATATATTAAAAGTCTTATACCTGGAAGTAGTGATAAAAAATCCACTGACACATCTTTAGAAGGTAAACCTAATAATGTTCCAACCTCACCTACTGGAGAAACTTCTGAAAAAAGAACTCCTATACCTGGCATAAATGTTAATTCATTACCTTATGATCTATACCAACAAGCTTTAAATACTCATATTGAAAAACAAACAGGTAAATATCAAGATTTAGCATCAACTACAGCACAACAAGCAAGTGGTGGAAGAAATGTATTTGAAACAACTCAACAAATACACGATTTAATTTCAGATCCACAATTAAAACCAATATTTGCATTATTTGAAAAAGGAGATCCCGCTGGAATAATGGGTATGATTGCAGAAAGACAAAAATTGTCTGATGCTCTTGCAGGCGCTCGTGATTATTTTATTCATTCTGATTTGGCAAATAAAAAAGATGCTCTTACTAAATTAAATCAATTCGAAAGTTTAATGGGCAAATTACAAACTGATATGCAGAATGCAGTAATAAACCCAACAGATCAAAGAACTCAAGCTGAATTTAAGTCTTTACCAAAAATAACAAATACCCAAGATGCTTTTGGAAGAATAATGCGTTATATTGGTAATGAAGGTTTATTTAAGTATGAAACTCAATTAGCTTTACAAAGAGCTAAAGACAAAGAAAACTTTGACCCTAACTTTTTTAATTCACATGAAGAATTTGTAAAAGTTCTTAATAATGCAAATAAACGTAGAGATTTAATAATTAAATCACCATTAACAAGGGATAGACCTGCATTTATGCAAGGATCTATAGATGAAGCTGCATACAAAGGCGAAGACAATAATAAACCCTCGTCAACAAATGCACCTCGAATCAGCAGAAGAATGACTGCATCTGAACTCCGTCAACAAGCAAATAATTAAGGTTACTTATGGAAAAGTTAACTGATGATCAAAAGGCTATTATTCGAAAAATAGAATCAGAATCTATTAAAAATGGTGTAAATCCTGATTTTGCTATTGCGATTGCAAATTTAGAAAGTAATTTTAATAATGTTCCTTCTGATGATAAAAAATCAACAGCTTTTGGGCCATTCCAAGTTAACAAATCAACAGCGGAAGCTAATGGTGTTGACTATGAGCAAATAAAAAAAAATCCTGATTTAGCAATTAGCACTGGTATACAAAATTTAGTAAGACATATAAAAAATCCAAACTTAATGTCAGTTAACCCTGATACTGGAGCTAAAGAGTTAGATCCTTTTAGGGTTGTAGCAGCTCATCGTTATGGAGAAAATTCTGATTTTGCTAAAACTGGAGATAGTAAATATTTGACACCAGAATTAAGAAATTACACAGCAGATATAATGGAACACTTCCCTGAAGGAAAATTTCCTGATACTTTATATACTGCACCTAAAGAAGAAAAAAATGATCAGCAAAAGCACAATCAAGTTTCTGATAATTCTCTTAGCATGGGATCTGTACCATTGGAAGGAAATGAAACAGAACAAAAAGAAAGTCAAAATTCAGAAGATTTTAATAAAAAATTAATGGCAGCTACATTGCCTAGTGCTGTAGGTGCTACTGTGGGTGCTGTCAAAGCTCCGTTATTTAACGCAGCTAAGTCTATTTACAATGCTACGACAAATAGACTTTCAGGAAAAAATGGCACTGATACCTCAACTTCACAAAATGTAAGTAATGAACCTGAAATATCTGTAGAAGAACCTAAAGTTACAACACCAGAATCAACGCCAGGGGGTAAATGGGGGGAAGAAACAGGGTTTGGTATTGGCGAAGGATCAGTAGAAGATGTAAATAAAGCTTACAAAAGAATGGCTCCTGATAAAAGATCTAAAGTCGCCAGAACATATTTTGAAAAATTTGGATCTAGAGCTATGGATGAATTACGCAGCCAAAAAGAAATAAGTGATTGGTGGAAACAACATCATTCTGATGTTGACTTACAAAACAAAATTCAAGCTCAAAATAAAGCAATACAAGATTATAAAAATTATTTAATTTCAACTGGCAAATTAGCATCTGGGAAAATAACTGATGCTACTGATTACTTATCTAATTTAGGATCTAAAGTTTTAAATTCAGCTCCAGTAAAACTAGGATTGGGTTTAGGAGGAGCTGGTTTAAATGCTGAAAGTGCATATCAAAATTTTCAACAAAATACTCCTTTGGGTAATTTAGCTGGATATACAAATTTAGCTGGGACAGGAGCTAGTTTGGCAAGTATGTTGCCTAAAGTTGGAGGTCTTGCATCAAAAACTGTTGCACCATTGACTTATGGAGCTCAAGCAATAAGCGATTATGGAAAAGGAGATAAAGGTGGGGCAGAAGGGAACGCCTATATGGCTGCTTTATCTGCTTTGCCATTATCTATGGCAATCTCTGCTCTCATTCCTTCTCAAAATCTTAATAAAGGCGAAGAGGAAGATTTAAAACAAAGACAACAAATGCCTATGACAATCTATTCTGGTAAACAATAAGGGCTTGCAGTTGCCCATTTTTGCCCCCTCGTGTGAGGGGGTTTTTTTATTACTTATCTGCTAACTTCTCCATAGCTTTATCTATGAACGCATTGGCTAACTTAACAAGATCTTCTTCAAGAAAGTTGTAGTTCTCAATTAGGTTAGCATTTATGAATGCTTGCATGATTTCTTCTTTTGTTAATACCATTTCATCCTCCAAATTTATGTTTAAGTTTCCAAAATTCTAATAGGCATGTGAACATATTCCATCCCCTTATTAAATCCTCCTCAGACCACTCTATGATCTTTATAAGACCAGGGTGGCTCACAGATGCAAACACATTGGCACATCTTGCATGAGGCAGATTTAAACCCATGCGATATGCTGAGAGTTGCATCAAGTGATCTTCATATGCCATCACTTCATCATCAGGTCCAAACTCCTTAGATTTGGCATCAATAACGATTCCTGTGCGTGCTGACTCATCTTTCTCACAATACAAGTCTACCTTACCCCCATATCCTAATTTAGATGCAAATGATTTCTCAACGATCCAAGGATGGAAGGGATGGGTTTTAAAGTGCTCAAAGACTGACTTCTCAAATGATTTAGCAATCTCAGGATGTTGTATATCCTTCTCTTTCTTGTAGTGTTTTTCAATTGACTCATGGATACGAGTTCCACGTTCCGCAGCTGCCTTACCAGTTTCCTTAGAGTCAGCAACGATCCTTGCTATCAGATCCTTTTCTGTCTCATTGGATTGTCTTGGTAGGGTAAGAGCAGCCAACAACATCTGTTCCATCTTCCAAGCCTCTAATGCGGGCTTTGCGGAGACTTTTAAGATAGTGGTGACTGAAGGTATCAGATTCATCTTTCGAGCGTCTCTAAGAGTCGTAGGACGATCTGATCCATCTTTTGCTTTAACTGTATACATTGGAACTCCATTATCGGCTTTGTACCAATGAACAGACTCCGCTGACCTAGCTATTATTGTTGTCATAATTTATTTATCTTCTCTAATTTATTGTCTTTAACAAAAATATTGTCATAAACGTCAGACAAGATTGAAATTGAATCTTGTAAAACATCAGCATGACAAATTACATCTGAATTTAAAAATTCGTCAGAAAAAGTTATCACAGTTACATCAGAATTAGGGTTCCAAATAATGGATGCTATTTTCATAAATCACCTCAGAATGGGATATCTTCGTCTTCACCAGACTGATCAATCTGTGGTGTTGTGATCTTTGATACAGATCTTTTTTGCCACTCGGGAGTTGACTCAATCTTTCCTTTAAGGTTGTCTGAAAATGTTGCAAACATGTCTAAATCAGGTTCAGCAATGTTGAACAACTCAAGTTTGTTTACACCCTCTGGCAAACCCTTTTGCTTTATAAATGATGGAACTGGAGTGATACCTTTTACGTTTGAGTAAGTCTTACCATTATTTGATGTTTGATCCATCACATTTAACTGACACCAAGCCCCTAAAACATTCTTGAGATCAAATCTTCTCAACTCTTCTTGAGTAAATGACTTCCCTCTCCAGCTTTGTAAATCTAATCGTAAATTAGCTTTTTCACTCCAAGACAATGTATATGTCTTTAAGATTGAATAGGGTCTGCCATCATTCATCTTTATGGGACTACCATTGTCATCCTCACCATGAACCTCCCAAGAGAACATTACTTGGTGAGAGAACTTAGATTCCCCCATGTATGTTATCTTTTGAGTACCAATATCAATAATTCTGTAGCACCTAGCTAGGTGTACCCCAGCAGGACATCTCTCAAAACTACCACCTGAATCACTTACAAATAAACTCATTTTTTACCTTTCAGTCCCGTAGGACAATAAGCCCGATCTTATGATCGTGGATAAACTATAACATAAAATTAGATGTGTTAGAATCTTTTTTAAGGAGGAACTAATGAACTTAAAAGAATATTTTGCAGGAGAGCCTTATGGGGCTAAAAAGGAAATGGCTGATTACTTAGGTATCACTCCCACTTGGTTGGGACTTTTGATCACTAAGGTAAAAAGACCATCTCCATTGCTTTCCAAGAAGATTGAGAAGGCAACACAAGGGCTGGTGACGGCTAAAGAGCTTAGACCAGATTTATTTAACTAACGGAGAAAAGATGAAAACAATTAAATTAAGTGACATTCGCATTGATGGAGGTACTCAAGGTCGTGTAGTCATTGACCAACAAACCGTTCAAAATTACCTTGAGTGTATGAATAATGGGGATATCTTCCCTCCTATATTTACTGTATTTGATGGGGTAACGTATTGGTTGGTAGATGGATTCCATAGATACCATGCCTATATGCTTTGCGACACAAAGAATATTGATGTTAATTACAAACCAGGAACACTAGAAGAGGCTCAGGTGATGAGCTTTGGGGTCAATGGTACGCATGGTAAACCCAGAACTAATGAAGATAAAAGAAAGGTCGTACTAGAAGCTCTTGTGCACATCCTCACAAAAGATTTATCTGTTTATGAAATAGCCAAGGTTTGCAATGTTTCAAGACCATTTGTTTCAGCTATCAAAAACCCTGAAGTTGCAGAAAAACAAAAGGAATATAGAAACAAAAGTGCTAGAAAGAAACTAATTCAAGAAGACTGTGGTATTTCCACTACGAATCCGATTCGTAGTGAAAAAGAGACACATGAATCAATTACTAGGGAAATTCCTAATGATGGACAAAATCCTGACCAAATCGAGATGGAGTCTTTAGACCTTGCACATCAAAAAGATTTAGAGATGATGTATGAGCTTTTAGAGTCTAATGATGCTCTCAAGACTGCTCATGAGGAGATTAAGAGATTGAATCTTGAGAATGCACAGCTCTCAATTAGGATCAAGGGTTTAGTTAACGAAAAGACTGAGGCTATTAAGATGGTCAAAGATTTACAGAAACAATTAGAAAGGATGAGGTCTAAATAATGAACAATGTCCTAGCACCGAAAGAGTGTGATGATGGATTTCCAAAACCAAGAGAATTTCAAACTAAGGCGCATGATGCCCTACGTCAAGGAATTCGAGATGGTCATAAAAACCAAATCATAATGGCTCCAACAGGAGCTGGTAAAACCTACCTTGGGTTGCGTATTTGCAATGAGGCAATCAAAAGAGGTAAACGTGCAGTATTTCTCTGCGATAGAACTACCCTGATAGATCAGACTTCCAAGGTAGCGGATCAGTATGGTCTTACAGATCATGGGATTGTCCAAGCTAATCACTGGAGGAGAAGACCTGAATCTTTATTCCAGATAGCATCTGTACAAACAATAGCTAAGAGAGAGTACTGGCCCCAAATGGATGTGTTGGTGGTTGATGAGGCTCATACGACATATAAGGCATGGACAGAGTTTGCTAAAAGCACTGGTGCGGTTGTTGTAGGACTAAGTGCGACACCTTTTACAACTGGGTTAGCAAAGATATTCACAAACCTCATTAATGCCACCACAATGCACGACCTGACAAACTTAGGTGTCTTAGTGCCAATGAGGATATTTTCTTGTTCTAAGCCTGATATGACAGGCGCAGAGACATCTGGGGGTGAGTGGACTGACAGAGCTGCGGAAGAGAGGGAACTCAAGATCGTAGGGGATGTGGTCGCAGACTGGATGAGATTTGCTGAAAGTAGAAAGACGATTGTCTTTGGAGCTACGATCAATCATTGCCAAGAACTTTGTAAACAGTTCATTAATGCTGGGATCATGGCAGCGACATTTACCTCAGACACTACTGCTAAAGAGCGTGAGATGCTTTTAGAGGAGTACAGAAAGCCTAACAGTCATCTTAAGGTCTTGATCTCTGTGGAGGCTCTTGCAAAGGGTTTTGATGTGCCTGATGTGGGTTGTGTCTGTGATGCTAGACCATTGAGGAAGTCATTGTCCACAGCAATCCAGATGTGGGGTAGGGGACTGAGGAGCTCACCAGGCAAGAAGGATTGTTTCTTATTGGATTTTTCAGGAAACATTGTGAGATTCTTTCCTGACTTTAATGAGATTTATTTTAATGGTTTGGATGTCTTGGATGCTGGGGACAAGTTAGATAAGAAAATCAGGAATGATGAGGACTATGAGCCCAAAGGGTGTCCTAAGTGTAAATACATTCCGTTCCATAAGAAGTGCATGATGTGTGGGCATGAGTTGATTCCTAAGCCTTTGATTGAGGTTGAGGCTGGGGAGATGCAAGAGATATTTATTGGAACGGGTAAGAATAAAAAGAAATTAGCTGACAGTGCGGAGAATTTGTGGCATCAGGTATCTACTTATGCAAGAGCCTATAGCACTCCCGATAAGCAATCGGCTAGGGCATGGCATCTATTCAAACAGATTACAGGTCAAGAGACTAAGTGGCAGTTTAGTAAAGCACCATTAGTTCAGATCAATAAGAATGTATTGAATAAAATTAAACAAATAAATATTTCTTGGAAGAAAGGTAACAGCAAATGAACTTCGTAGAATTTGCTAGATCTTATGGATTGGAGATATTAAATCTTTATCCATCAGACAGAATCATTAGATGTGGAACTGTAGATAAGCCAAGATCAACCAATGGCGCATACTTTTTTGATGGTAAACGTGGCTGGGTATTTGACTGGTCTGGGGATGCTAAGGTCAACTGGTTTGAGGGTAATGGAACTTGGACTCCACAGGAGAAGACTGAGTGGTTGTCAAAAAGGCAGACTATGAAGTCAGATCAAGCTAAAAGCCAAGCTATTGTGGCTGAGAGGGCTGAGGCTACCTTAAGATCAGCAAAGCTAGATAATCATCCTTACTTAGAAATTAAAGGATTTCCTGATGAGAAAGGGTTAGTGATTGGAGAGAAATTACTTATCCCTATGAGAGACTGTGTCTCTAATAAGATTCAGGGATACCAAGAGATTTTATGGAATGGTGAGGCTAGGAAATACGAAAAGAAGATGTTGGCTGGAATGAGGGCTAAGAATGCTATTCTGATGCTAGGAAACCGCAATGTAGACGAGTTTTGGTTGGTGGAGGGGTATGCTACTGGTTTGAGTGTTAAGAAAGCTCTAGAGTCCTGTGGATTGTCTGCAGGGGTGATTATTTGTTTCTCAGCTAATAACATGGTCGCAATTGCTGATCAGATCAAAGGTAAAAGATTTATCTTTTGTGATAACGATGTTTCTAATGTGGGTGAGATGTCTGCTAAGAGTACAGGGTTACCTTACTGTATGGCAGATCAAGAGGGATTTGATGCCAATGATTTACATTTAAAGAGTGGTATTTTTGCATTAGTTGGAAAAATAATGGAGACAAGATCTAAAAATTTAGTATAATCCAATCGTTGTCGTTACGGGCAATAGTTAGTTCCAAGCCGTTTACTCATACATTCTGCTTTATCAAATATCCAGTGTAGAAGATATTTGATAAAGACCGTAACCAGAATGTATGGCTAAGCGGCTTTTTTATTATCTATTCTTATTCGGCATCCGACTTAAGGTCTATCGGGTTAAAAGTTGGGCATGAGGGAAGCGTGGGAAGCCGAAAGGTGTAGAGCGCAGTCCACCCAATCACTACGTTCTTACTTAGGTTGTAGGCGCAAAGAAGAGCAAGCGCAAACAGGGGTTATCCTAAGTTGTCCAATGATTCAATTTGTTGGGTGGCGATTTAGGATCAGGATGCTGTGCAAGACGACGCAATGGGTCGGAAAGTCCTGAAGGTTAGTCATCATGCAGTGCGCTAACTCCCATAACAATACTCAGTGGCTCCAAATACTGATATGGGAAAATGCCGAATGTTACCTAGGTAGCATAAGGCAGTTTTTCGCCCATTCAAGCCTAGATCCACCAATCCTGATCATCTACACTCATGCAGTACTTCTATAACGAAAAGAAAGTAAAGACCGCAGCACACATCTGGAATAGTAATGACACTTATTGTCGGATGTTAAGTACTGGAGGTATGAAGCTAAATGGTAGGAAAGTACAAGACACTCATGGACATAAAAGAATATGCCAGATGTGTGTTACAAATTATAAAAAATTCGCCATAGATTCGTCTTTTTTAGACAATAATTTATTGTTAGATTAAAACATCTCTTTTTTTAATTTACAATCTAATTTTGTGTTAGACTTCTAAGGAGATGATATGAGAATATGTAAGTGTGGGGGGATTATTATTCTTGGTGAGACTTTAGCTGGAGAATATTGGAAGTGTCGTGATTGTGGTTGGAAGGAGTTTTTTAGATATGAACGAATCAGAGATCAAGAGATACATGAAGAGGATGGAGGTATTTATGAGGGAGGGGTTAGATCAGGAGGAGTCGGAGTTACTAGCCCAGCGGATGTATGAGAGGGATAAGGAGAGGGGAGACAGGAGGGTTTGTTTTGAGTGCGAGAGGTATGACGACAGAACAACACACTGTATGTTTTACAAAGACAGTAAGGGTAAGACATATAGACCTTTGCGGTTTATTTTGCAAAGATGTGATGGTTTTAAACTGAAGGGATCAAAATGATTGATGATGAAGTTGTATATGTTAGGTTTACGGACACAAAGAACTTAGTAAAAGAAAAGTCGCAATTCAACTGGTTTCAGATTTTATTGGGTAAGTTATTAAATAAGTTGAGACTGAGATGAATGGTTTTATAAGTAAAAAACAGATGAAGGGGGAGAGTATGAGAACACTTGGTATTGATCCTGGAATCAATGGTGCTTTGGTGATTATTGAGGATGGTGAGCCGATTGAGTGGATGCACATGCCTACCTACTTAATTGGTAGCCACAACAGGGTGAATTGCCCTGCGTTGGGGAACTTTATCATGGGTTCTAGGGTAGATGTTGCAATCGTTGAGAAGGTGGGTGCAATGCCTGGTCAGGGGGTTACATCTATGTTCTCATTTGGACATGCTGTGGGATCGGTTATGGGGGTTCTAGGAGCGTTTATTATTCCGACGATACAGGTTACCCCTCAGTCATGGAAGAAAGAGGCTGGTATCTTGAATAAAGACAAGGATGCTAGTAGGAGTAAGGCTATAGAGATCTGGCCCAACTGGAGGGATTTGGATAAGAAGATCAAGGGACAGGCATTAGCAGATGCAGCTTTAATTGCGAGGTATGGAAAATGACTAAAGAAGAAATAATCAACATAGCTTGGAATATATTTCCCATAAGCGACAGAGAGAAGAATGAGGCATTTATAGAACTACTGGTTCATTTTGCCAAACTAATAGCACAAAAAGAACGTGAGGAATGTGCAAAGGTGTGTGATGCTATGTATAGCATAAGCGATTACTACACATTAAGGGTTGAGTTAGTTTGTGCTCAAGCTATTCGTGCAAGGGGACAAGAATGACTGACGAAGAAATACACAACATTTATTTGCACATGAGTGGCAAAGCAGAAGGTTTGGTTGAAGCGACTGGCACGGCTGACTTTCCTGTATTGTTTGCTAGAACAATACTTGAGTACGAAGGACTGACAAAAGATGTTCAAAACATGGCATCTGAATCTACCTATAAAGAACAACTAGAAACAAAAGATGAGCCTGTTGCGTGGATGAACAGACACGGTGCTTGTAAGACTTCTTTGTTTAGAGAGGAGGAAGCTGGTGCAAAAGAAGAATACACCATTCCTGTTT